CGACGTCTTTCAGGTTCCATCCACTACCGGCGGTGATCCGATTCGCGTGCCACTGAACCTGCTGGCCCACGCTCAGGTGCAGGACGATTTGATTGACTCGATTATCGATCGCCCAGCTCCCAAGCCAACGCCTCGCGAGCCAGAGTTGCCGCGACCTGAACCGAGTCCTCCAAGCGGACAAACCTGGACCACGGGTACGGTCATCGCTACCAGTGCAGCGTCGAGTATGCTCCTGCTGCTAGGACTGCAATACGGCATTCCGCTGTTGCTGCAGGCCATTCGTCAGTTCCGCAAAGGTCGTGGCGACACGCTGCTGACCGAGGACCAGTTCCAGCAGCTACTCGATCAGTACAAGCAGCTGCTCAAGCTGATGGAGCAAAACGCCAAGACGCCTCCCACCATCAACACGTAGTGGCAGGTGTGTTATGGCGGACTTGCTGCAAGACGGACAAGCCTGGCTCGCTGACCAGCTCAAAGAGCACGCATCGCGTCAGGTGGTCTACCAGCGCGGTGCGACTCAGGTGAGCGTGCAGGCAACGATCGGACGAACTCTGCTGAAGCTGGATGACGGTTACGGCGGAGTCCGCATGGAATGGACCGACCGGGACTTCCTGATTCAAGCAGCGGATTTGGTGCTCAGTGCGGTGCAAATAACGCCAGAGCGGGGAGATCGTGTTTTGGACACCGCTGGAGCAGTCACCTCGATTTACGAAGTGATGGCTTTCGGTGGCGAGCCGCCTTGGCGGTTCAGCGATCCGTTCGGAAAGCTGCTGCGGATTCACACTAAGTTTGTGGGAGTTGTTTAATGCCGGCCAGCATCATCGCCATCGCAGATGCCGTGACAGCAGAGCTGAATGCCACGTCATTCAGCCAGCCGCTCACAGCTGTTCGGCATTACGAACCGACGTTTGAGCTATCGGCGATGTCGACCCTGCGTGTCAGCGTCGTGCCCCGGTCGCTGACCAGCAAGACACTCGATCGCAATCGCGACAGTTTCGATTTCGAGATCGATGTGGCGGTGCAGAAGAAGACCGATCCCACGCTCACCAATCTGGATGAGCTGATGGAACTGGTCGAAGAGATCGTTGATCACCTGCGGCTCAATCCGCTTTCCACGCTGCCGGACGTGCGGTGCATGGAGGTGGCCAATGCTCCGGTCTATGCACTCGAGCATTTGCAGGAGTTTCGGCAGTTTACCAGCGTGATCACGCTGACCTATCGGAAGTACAGGTAAGGAGCCCAAGCGAAATGACAACCGTTGATGTTGGCCCTTACCGGCTCAGGTTCACCAGCGAGAGAGGCGTCTCAAACGAGCTACCCGGCTTCGACTCTGCCGATGACATGCTCAAGGTGAAGTCCATCCAAAAGAAGTTCCGAGACTCCTGGACCCGCCCCCTAACGGATCAATGGGACATCGTGACCAGTGGCGGGACGACAGCTACCGTCTCGGCTGGGGTGCTGACCATCGCTTCTGGCACAACCGCTGGCGGATTTGCGGAGCTACTCTCGAAAGAGAGCTTCACGATTCCATTCCGGGCTATGGTCGCTCTGACCAGCGGAGCCACACGACAAGCGAACAATCACCATATTATCGAAGCCGTTTCAGTCGATCCCATCACCGGAATTCCGGACGGCAAACACAGCATGTTCGTTGACATTGGTGGTGCAGCCAATGCCACCTTGACGAACATGCTGTATTACGTGCAGAACGGTGGACTTGCGCCACTGGCTTCCGCCGCCTCGGCCATTGTGACGACCGCCAGCTACTCGATTATCGAACTCGAGCCGTTTTCGGACGAATGCTATTTCCACTCGCGTACTGTCGATGCCACGACGGGTCGTAGTAATTCGTACGTTCGCCATCAACAGATCCCTGATCCGACGGCCGTCTACAAGCTGCGCATTCGCTCCATGAATCATCAAGGATTCAGGGCTGTAACCAATGCGGTCGCTGGGCCAGGAAACGTCATCCGGCTTACTTCAACCGCACACGGCTACACCGGGAACCCGACTGTCTGGGTTGAGTATCTCACTGGCGTCACCAACAGCGGCGCTGTGGTCCGAGGTAACTACGCGGCGACGGTTATCGACGCCAACACGCTCGATCTAACGGGCACTGTTTTTGGCGGAACTTATACGACAGGCTCGGGACTGGTAGCACTGGCCGCTGCGCCTGCTGCGAGTATTTCACTGCAGTCGCAGTTCATCAACTGCCAGGACTACGCTGAACTCACCAGCGAAATCACCGCAGGCCGAGGACAGACTGTAGTCGGACAGGGACTGGGTGTCGTGCTCACTGGAGCAACCGCATCCAGCACCAACATTGGAACGGTCACGGCCAACATTGCTGGACAAGCCGCACATGATGCGGTTGTCGCGGGAAACCCGGTTCGAATTGCAGCCCGAGCTTTGACGGCTGCCTACGCAAGCGTCGCTACTGGCGATGTGGCGGATCTTGTGTCGACGCTACAAGGTGTGCTCGTTACCCGTCCCTGGCAAATCCCAGAACTGGAATGGTCGTACGCATCTGCCGCTGGCGGCGTGATCAACACGACCGATGTGGTTTTGTCGGCAGCAGCGGGTGCCGGACTGCGGCGCTACGTGACCTCCGTGCAGCTGTCGAATAACTCGGCGGTCGCAACCGAGATCGTGCTCAAAGATGGGTCCACCGTGATCTGGCGAGGCCATCTCCCAGCCAACGCTCCGATGGCGGAAATCATCTTCACCAATCCCATTAAGACCACGGCTAATGCGGCTTTGAACTTTGCTTGCATCACCACGGGGGCTGCGGTTTACGTCAACGCACAGGGATACACCGCACCATGATGGTTGGCTTTGAAAAGAAAAAGCTGTTTTTCGATCGCCAGATCGTTATCGACGCTGTGGGAAAAGCGACTGCCAAAAACCTGTCCAAGGCTGGCAGTTTCATTCGCACTTCAGCTCGTTCGTCGCTCCGCCGTCGCAAGTCCACTTCGCCACCGGGGGAGCCCCCCAGCGTTCATTCGAAAGACCGCGTCGCCACGCTCAAAAACATCTGGTTCGTCTTCGACCCCGGAAACCGTAGCGTTGTAGTCGGGCCACTCAAGCTCAATGGTTCGAGACTGGAAGGGAGCGATCGCAAGACGGTCCCTTCGCTGCATGAACTCGGTGGCGCAGCAGTGGTGAAAAGCAAGAAGCGAAAGCGACGAACAAGGTATGCAGCACGACCATTCATGGGGCCAGCAATGCAGCGTGAGTTGCCGAAGTTCGAAAAGCTCTGGGCCAATTCCGTCAAGTAAATCAGGAGTAAGTAATAATGGCAGTGAAACTCGGGCTGGATGCCAAACTCTTTCGCAATACAGGCACGTTTGCCAGTGCGACTTGGAACGAAATCACCAACGTCCGCGACGTCACGCTCAACCTTGAGGCGGGCGAAGCGGACGTGACCACGCGCGGCAATAACGGCTGGCGGGCCACGGTCGCCACGCTCAAAGACGGCTCGATTGAGTTCGAGATGGTCTGGGACTCGGCGGACGACGACTTTACTTCGATTCGCGATGCATTCCTCAACAAGACTGCTATCGAAATGGCGGTCATGGATGGTCCGATGACGAGCCCCGGTTCGCAGGGCCTCCGCGCCAGTTTCATGGTCACTAGCTTCAGTCGCAATGAACCGCTGGAAGAGGCAATCACGGTCAGCGTCACAGCCAAGCCAACCTACTCGACCAATCCGCCCAGCTGGATGACCACGACCTAATCAAGGAGGAAGTAATGCGAACGTTTACGGATAACGCAGGGCGCACCTGGACGATTCAGGTCAACGTGACTGCTGTGAAGCGGGTGCGCGGGCTGGTAGGCATCGACCTCTACAAGCTCGTGGATGACGGCTTTCAGGCTCTGGGGAAACTCGTTAGCAATCCGGTCCAGCTGTCCGACGTGCTCTTCTGTTTGGTCAAAGAGGAAGCTGATGCCAAACAGATCACGGACGAGGAGTTCGGACGTGGCTTGGCCGGGGATGCAATCACCTTGGCAGCCGATGCGTTCGTGGAGGAACTGATCGATTTTTTCCCCGATGCCCGCGCGAGAGCCGGACTGAGGAAGGTGATCGACGCGGGCCGGAAGGTAAGGCAGCGACTGCTGAAGCACGCCGAGACGCTACTCGAGACGATCGATCCGGAAGCCGAAGCGACGAAATTGATCGCCTCATTTGGCAACTCGCCGGGATCCTCGGAATCCACCCCGGTCCATTCACGCTCCGGGAACTGATCGCGATGGGCGAGGCCCGCAGCCGCCAAGCCTGGGCCCACACATCCAGCGTGCTGGCGCTGCTGGCGAATCTCCATCGCGACTCGAAGAAGACGCGGGCCTACAAACCTGCCAACTTCAATCCCCATGTGCGAAAGCCGCAGGTCTCGATCGCCAAGGTCGGGATCAGTGTGCTGAAACAGGTCTTTGTAACTAACCGGAGCGAGGCAAGTTAAGCGATGGGATTGTCGTCAGGGATTCGAGCCGGAGCCGCTTATGTCGAGCTGTACACCAAAGACAGCCGCAT